TAACAGTATCGCAAATACAAACTGTTAACTATGGAATTAATGATGACAGTCAAAGGATGTCCCGAAGGATTAGATCCAAAGACTTGCACCAAAATTCCGTTGAAATCATAAAGAGGATTGCAAATCTCCGTTGCAATACCCTTCATGATCTCAAGATCTTCAGAATCATAATTCCCACTCAATCGCGCAATATTGATAAGGATTTTAAATGCCGAAGCCATAAACTTTGGTGACATACGGCCATCAAAAGATTTATAATCTCCAGCAATGATTCTGTCCTCTCCAAATTTTCGAACATGTTGCATAAATGTGGTCCATTGTGGGGACTCAACATTAACACCAACAGCACATTCAAAAACAAGAGGATTAGTTTGCATCAATTTGGCAAGTGTCAAATAATATTTGCGAACTAAAAGAGTGAAGGCAAGATTACTTCCAGCAAAAACTCGGACTTTCGTTTTTCCGATTTTTGTGGGTTCATCCTTCAAAGCGCCTTTAAAAACTGTATTAACAGTTTCTCCGCGCTTCAAAATATCCTCCATCCTTGCTACTTCTGCCCAATACTCTGGATCCATATCCAAAGGATCAGAAATTCCTTGAACGTATCGCTCAGTACGTCGAATAACAGAAGTTTTACTGCCGCCGGTTGGAAAACCTTTGGAAGTTTTAAGATTGATGGCATTTAAATACGCAACGCCATCAATCCCAGCAAGGTTAGCATCATCAGAAATTTTTCCTACCTCGGATAATTTCTCAGGATGCTGCCTAAAATACGACTGGACACTAGTATCATAATCAATAACTGCCTTAGCTACGAATTCATCTTCGAAAGCAAAAGCTGTATGACATTTGTTGTCCAAATCAACCTCCCAATGAATAGGATCATCCATTTGGTAAGGTTTTCCATGTATTTTAGGCAAGGCCATAATCTCTGCAACATCTTTCGAAATAAGATGTGTTCTAACTGCAGAGTAAAAACGGCCACGTGGCAAACTGGTCTCGCCTAAGACCAACATATT